ACAAACTACGGTGATTCAGTAGGTGGTGCCAACACAATAAGAATCGAAAACGGCACAGGAACAATTTTATCTGTGACAGGTATTACTGCAGGCACTTACAACGGTGTAAGTTTTGAGCAGAAAAAACACTCTAACAGACCAACATGGAAAACTGCAGAAGATGACAGGCCAACTGGTTCTGTCTGGTTTAAAACTACCAACCCTAACGGTGGTACTGATATCATATCAAAACTATACAGTTCAAGTGCGGCTAGTTTCTCAACTGTAGCGGCTCCGCTTCATGCAAACAATCACACAGCGATCTTTAATTTAGATCCAACAAATGGTGGTACAAGCATATCAGCAGGAACACTTTACACACAGTTTAATGTTGCAGAGCAAAATGTTGTTGATGACACAGACACTACATTACCGGTAGCAGACTTCCAAATATTTAGATATGAAGGTGGCGAAACTATAATCCAAAGTAAAACCACTGCGCCAGTATTTGTAAAAGACGAAACATTTAAAATGGCAGAATCATTAAAAGGACAAGCGGCATTAGACACTGCTAAAACAGTTACAATACCAGGTCCCGGAGATTCAACAGGTTCAGACGCAGAAGACTTTGTAACAGGAATCAGTAACGCTGGCTTTACAAACATTGAAGCAAGAGTTATAGATTCAGGTGAATTAAAAGGTGCAATTGAAATCAAGCACACACTTGGTGGTGAAATAAGAATGCATGATTTATCAGGCACACCTCTAGCAGATGCAGGCTTTAGTGCCGCAACTGCTCACTCATACGGAACATACACAGCAAACAGCACAACATTGATCGATAACTTGTATGATGCTCCAGCAGGTGCAACAGAAGACTCAACGGCTTTACCAGCAACAATCATTGCTAGTAACTTTAAACGTTTATCTTACACTGCATCAACTACAGCACCAACAAACGAGCCAAGTGACGGAAAAGTTTGGTACAACACAAATTTAGATGCTGACATATTGGAGCACGATGGAACAAGTTTCAGAGGTTACTTGAATGTAAACTCAGGTACTGATCCAAATGGTCCACAGTTTAGTGCTAGTGAACCAACTACACAATCAGATGGTACGCCTTTAGTAAACAATGACTTATGGATTGATACTTCTGATTTGGAGAACTATCCAAAACTTTACAGATACAATACATCTGCAACAATCAGTTCAACAAACACCTCAAATGGTACAACAGTAACCACAACTGGAGCGGCATTTGAACTAGTTGACAAAACTGATCAAACCACAGAAGATGGTATTGTTTTTGCAGATGCTAGATATCAAACAACATTAGATAAAAACGCAGACGGAAACACAGGCGCAGGTGCGGCAAGCACAATTAAAGATCTTTTAAGTGACAACTTCTTAGATCCAGATGCACCAGATCCGGACTTATATCCAAAAGGAATCTTATTGTTTAACACAAGAAGATCTGGATACAACGTAAAAGAATACAAAAACAGTTATATCACAACAGCCAAATATCCTGGTTCAGGTTCAACTGGATTAGGAAACGTTAGACAAAGTAACGAGTCAGTTGCAGGATACTACCCAGACAGATGGGTGACCAAGTCAAGCAACAACAGTGATGGTTCTGGCACATTTGGCAGAAAAGCACAAAGGAAAGTGATTGTAAATCAATTAAAATCAGAAATAGATACCAATCAAGCAATAAGAGAAGATCAAAGAGGATTTAATGTAATTGCTTGTCCAGGATATCCTGAAGTAATATCTAATATGATTGGTCTTAACACAGACAGAAACAACACAGCGTTTGTGGTAGGAGACACACCATTTAGACTGGCAGGTACATCTACAGCGGTGAGCAACTGGGCCAACAATTCCGCAGGAGCAAGTTCCGACGGAGAAGACGGCTTAGTATCAGCAAGTGAATTTTTAGGAGTATTTTACCCATCAGGTAAAACTACTGACAACGGTGGCAATGATGTAATTGTTCCACCATCTCACATGATATTGAGAACACTTGCAAATAACGATAACATTGGATTCCCATGGTTTGCACCGGCAGGAACCAGAAGAGGTATTGTAGATAATGCCACAGCAGTTGGATACATTGAGGCATCTACAGGAGAATTTGATCAAGTATCATTGACTGAGTCCTCTAGAGATGCTTTACACACAGCAAAAGTCAACCCAATAACGTTCTTCTCAGGCGCAGGCATAGTGAACTTTGGAAACTTAACCAAAATTTCATCTTCAAGTGCTTTAGATAGAATAAACGTTGCAAGACTTGTTGTGTTCTTAAGAAATCAATTAGATGCAATTGCGAAACCATTTATCTTTGAACCAAATGATGAACTAACAAGAAATGAAATAAAACAAGCAGTAGAATCATTCTTGCTAGAACTTGTTGGACAAAGAGCATTGTTTGACTTCTTAGTAGTATGTGATGACACAAACAACACACCTACTAGAATAGACAGAAATGAATTGTATGTTGATATAGCAATTGAACCAGTTAAATCAGTTGAGTTTATATACATACCTTTAAGAATCAAAAACACAGGAGAGATTGCAAATTTAGGGAACTAATTTTGGAATAAATAGGAGAACATATGGCAATATCAACTTTATCAAAATTTACAGTACCTTTAGCAAACGACCAGAGTTCAGCATCACAAGGATTGTTGATGCCAAAATTACAATATCGTTTTAGAGCGATATTGGAAAATTTCGGTGTGTCTACTCCTAGATCGGAACTTACAAAACAAGTAATAGATGTTTCAAGACCAAATTTAACTTTTGACAACGTTACACTAGATGTATACAACTCAAAAGTTTACATGGCAGGAAAACATACTTGGGATCCAATTACAATCAACCTTAGAGATGACGTTAACAACTCAGTAACAAAATTAGTTGGTGAGCAAGTTCAGAAACAATTTGATTTCTTTGAACAGGCATCAGCGGCATCTGGTATTGACTACAAATTCACTACAAGAATTGAAGTGCTTGATGGTGGAAATGGAGCATCAACTCCGGGTGTGTTAGAAACATTTGAATTGTATGGTGCTTACATCGAGTCAGTAAACTACAACACATTGGCTTATGGAACATCAGATCCAGTAACAATAACATTAAACATCAGATACGACAACGCTATCCAAACTCCACAAGGTACAGGAATTGGAACAGCAGTGACCAGAACAGTTAGCACTCTAGCAACTGGTGGCGGTATCTAATAAAAATTAGCATTTATAAAGTAAAAAGAGCGCCTTTAACGGCGCTTTTTTTATGGCCATAAATATTATCATATGCCATCTATTAATAATTTTTTAAATTCTTTCACAAACGGCCTACCAGGCATGAAAGATTATCGACACGCTTCCAGATTATATTTTGACGATAATTTTAAACTTATGCCGAAACAGAAGTTTCTGTTTCATACTGTTTTTGATATTGACAACGAAATACCTATTCGTCCTTTCTCCAATAACGAAAAAATTGAATTGAACATGCTCGTTAGGGCAGTTGACCTTCCAAAGTACAACATGAACCTTGAAGAAAAACAACAGTACAATAAAAAAACATATGTGCCAACAAAGATAAGTTATGAACCTGTCAATATAACATTCCACGATGATCACGCAGACACAGTGAACGCATTTTGGAAATCCTATTACGAATATAACATTGCTGACTCGATAACAGTCAACCCGAGCATTAATGGTTTTGGCACTAAAGATAATATGTATGATGCCGATCCGGCAGTGACACAATACGGAAGAGATGGGTCGCAGGAACGGAAAAAACCTCTACTAAGAAATATACAAATCTTTGCTTTACACAAACAAGAATTTACATCTTTCACTTTAGTAAATCCAGTGATTGGTTCTTGGAGTCATGATAATTTGGATCAAGCAGACGGCCAAGGTGTAATGCAAAACACTATGCAAGTGTTTTATGAAACTGTTTTGTATGGTGCAGGTAAGGTCAATAAATCAGACGTGCCAGGTTTTGCCACTATACATTATGATCTGGAACCAAGTCCTTTGACAGTGCTAGGCGGTGGTACCACATCAATTTTTGGACCTGGTGGAATAGTTGATGGCATAGGATCAATAATAAAAGATGTAAGAACAAATAATTTTAGCATAGCAACAATACTAAGAGGTATAAACACCTATAACAATGCAAAAAAAATTAAGGCAAAAGACGCAGTCAAAGAAGAACTGAAAGGCATAGTGAAAGAAGGAGTTTTGGATATCGGGAAACAGGCCGGCACTATAACAAATCCTGTTGGAAACTTTTCACTTGGCAACGCCGCTGTGACTGCCGTGGCCGCTGGTGCTGTTGTTGCCACAGCAAAAGGATTCAAAGATTCACAAAGCACACAAAATTCAACAGCAATCAATTCAACAGTTGCACAATTCTCAACAATACTTTCACCAACCGAATCCCTTAATTTGGTTTCAACAAATGAAGTTGCCCAAGACAAGGTCGCGGCATCTTTATACTATCAGACAATAGGTTCAAGGAACGGTTTGACCATTGCGGAAAGTGATGTGGCATATGCGGCACTGACGACAAATGAAAAAAGTGTTTACAGAGATAGGGTATTGGAAGAAATCACACAATTAGTATCAGATGGATACATAAAAATTGATAGGACAACACAAAACGTAAGTATTGTTGCCGAGAAAGCGAGTTTATAATGACAGAATTTTATTCGAATCTACCACAAAAAACAAAAGATAGTTTACAAAAAACTGCTGATCGTTTGGTAGACACTGACTACAAAACAAAATTTGAATTTGCGGCCAACGACTACGATGCCACTGTAGGCTTTTTTGTAAAAAGAGGTTTTGAAAGACAAACCGCTGAAGACACTGCTTACATTATTTTAAAACAGGCCAAGATAGACTCTGTTCCAGTTGGAGAAATACTAGACAAACTAACATATAAAAATCCGGCACAATTATCAGAATTAATCTCAACAATTTTAAATGCAAACAGATACAAGTCCAGCAGACTAGGGGTGAGAAATACCAGATCTGTCAAGGACACAGTGTCAAGAAACATTTCTGACTAATGACTTTACCAAGATTTGCACGAGGAAAGTTCTCTCCAAAGAACAAATTAAAATATGTTGGTACCAAAACTCCAACTTATAGAAGTAGTTGGGAACATGCGTTTATGAGACTATGTGATGAACATCCAAACGTTTATCAATGGGCCAGTGAAAGCATAAAAATTCCATACAGGCATCCATTCTCAGGCAAGTACACTGTTTATGTTCCTGATTTTTTCATAGTCTATATGGACAAAGACGGAAAAAAACATGCTGAGATGATAGAAGTTAAACCAGCATCACAGATGACAATGGAAGGCGCAGGTAGAAGCATGGGCAAAAGGAAACAAGTGGTCATTAATCAGGCAAAATGGGAGGCCGCCAACGCTTATGCCAGGCAAAGAAAAATACGTTTCAGGGTAGTTTCAGAAGAACAACTGTTCCACAATGGTTCACGTAAGTAAATATAACCATGACAAAGAAATTAGAAGAAATTTTAAATTTACCAAACGTCAAAGAAGCATTTGCAAAGGTCGATAAGAAGGAAAAAGCAAAAGAAGATTCACAGAGAGTAATAGGTAAAAATTTAGATCCAAAAACACAAGAAGCACTCAAAAAAACCTATGAAGAATTTGACAAAATTTCATCTGCTTTGCCGCAAGTAAAAGGACTTGGTGAACTGTCTGACCTTGAATTAGACAAACTGGCATTGGAGGCAGAAGACTCATATAAAAATCTTATGGATCTAGGAATGAACGTTGATTCCAGGTATTCTGGCAGAATTTTTGAGGTGGCCAGCACCATGTTACGAAACGCCATAGATGCTAAAGGTAGCAAAATAGACAAAAAACTTAAAATGGTTGAATTACAACTTAAAAAGTTGAAAATAGACAAAACTGGCAAAGATGACATTAGTGACCCCATTGAAAGCGAGGGCACTATAATAACAGATCGAAACGAATTAATGAAAAAACTGATGAAGAAAGACTAAATACTGCATTATGGGTGATTTCGTAAAATATCTATCAGAATCTGTAAAACAATATGACTACCGTATCAAAATAGCGGGAGAAATAGACAAGGATTTTGGAACAAAGTTAGAAACTGGACTCCAAAAGTTCGAAGTTGCCAAACTTTCAGCAGGTAAAACTACTCCAATCCAGGAAACTCCACTTGATTTTCCAATGTTTAAAAACACAAACGTAACAATTTTCGAACTTACAACGAATTATCCAGCAAGTGTTTTTGAAATGCAACAATACATTGCCGAGTACATGGGACTTGCTAAAAATCAAGTTGTTGTAAGAAAGCCTAATGAGCCATCAGAAGAATACCAGGCTGACATGGGCAAGGAAGAAGAAACAACAGAATTTAGATCAGTTTTACAAGATGTAGAATACAAAGACACTCCAGAATTGCCTAAAGAAAAAGAATTTGGCGACAAGGCAAATCAAAGTTTATTCAAAGAATTACTAAAAGACAGAAAAGAAAAAGTTGAAGCAGAGAAAAAAGAAACTGCACAAAAACAAATGGACAAGGACGAAAAAGGAACGCCAAGTCCATTCTCAAAACCAAAAAATCCACATCCAGATCCAAAGAGGGCATAATATGGCAGACATGATCGACATACTTAACAAACTCAGAGAATACGAAAAGCAAGGGCATGAAGTTTCAGACGCAATCAAGAGCACACAGATGACACAGACCAACGAACCTGTGAAAGAACATTGCCATTCATTCCAAGATTTCTTAAAAAGAGAAAATCTTCCACCTGTGGAAAAAATGAATTTCAATGATTACGCAAAG